AGATCCCACTTTTTCACCCTTAAATTTAAAGGATAGGAGTAATTAGTATGGAAAACAAACACAGCACTTACGAAGCACCTGATGTGCGTAGTAAGCGAATCAAAGAGGAACAAGCAGAATTGAAAAGGAAATCTATTGAAGATAAGACGAAGGCCATTAATGCCTATCAGTCTAAATTACTTCAATTGATCTCTCGTCATTCAGCAAAATATCCTCCTTACAGGACCACTTGTCCTAAGGATATTAAGTATGATGACCTGTTAAAAGGAGTAGATTCAACTGTATTGTTACAGTTGCTACAAGAGATAACAGAAGATCAGTTGTCAATACAACGGATCCTTTCAAGTAGATATGACAATGTCATTATCAACATCAAGAAATCACGATATTAATATCACTGGTTATGGACACGAACGTGAGAACCTTAGTGGACAACACACTGTGTTCCCTACCAAATTACATTAATTCGGAGGTACTTAGAATGGATAAATCCACTGTTATGTTACTCGAGGCTCTAAGTGATAGTGTACAATTTGATGGTTATACTCAAGAGATATCTATGATTATTAGACATAAATTATCTCCTCAGGATCGTATTAAGGTGTTACATGATGTAACACAATTAATTGATCAACCTACCAAATAGTTCTCTTTGCTGTGCATACTGAATACTCTCATATACCTGAGCGAGCTCAGATTATGAAACTATCCAATATCTCTTAAGAAAGAAGCAAAGTTGTAGATCAACGTTACTTCCTGGTGAAGAACATCCTATTTTATTTATAATAAGGAGGACTTTTATATGTTCACAAAAAGGAACATACCAGAAAGACAGATCTATATCAAGGCTTTATCTCTTAAGGTTCCACACAATATCACATTGCCATTTATTGACGATGTTTTAAAGTGGGAATCCAACTCAGGTATCGATTGGGTTGTAAATAGATTAAAATCTATTAAACAAGATCTAATCGATTACTATAATGTTGGAAAGACACCTAGTACACCGTGGGTGGCTAAGACAAAAGATGGTCTGTTTAAAGGAAATATTGGGAAACTGTTCCAATATTCTCTACAGTCTGATAAATGTTTCGATAAAGTTTTGTCTTTATTAAACATATATACATCTTATGTCTTTACACAACCAAGAGACTCTGATAGAAGAAAGTTTCAGGAAGCTGTCAATGGACAGTCTGAACCTGTTCCTTCATATTATCATGAGATCCTGGCTCGTGCAGCAACCAAGTTTAAGGTTTCTACGCACCCTTACAAGAACACTCCTTTTGAGTTAGAGTTAACTACTCTAAATCGAGAGGAACGTTTTATGTCTGAACCAAGATCTTTCTTCAAGACTACTGCAGGTATTCGTACCTTCATTAAGTTTGGAGATATCTTGGAACAGAGCATGGAATCTTTTATCCCGTCTAGAACGAGATCAAAGATGTCGTTGCTAATGGGTGGTAAGGACAGATTGCCTCCTTATATAGGGACAATATGTTGTACACCTAATCCTGGTTTGAAAGCGCGTTTCTACGCTGCTCCACACCTATGGCTTCAGCACACTTTACAACCTCTTGGTAAAGAAGTCTACAATTTAGTAAACCAATTACCTTGGGATTGTACATTCGATCAAAACAAAGGGGATGAGATTATTCAATCTCACATATCTCAATTTAGAGATGCTCACTGTTTTGATCTAACTAGTGCGACTGATAGATTTCCGTTTGAACTACAACTAACAACACTCCGAAACTTATTCTCTAGTATAGAAATGCAACATCACATAGATTACTATGAGTGGATGCAGACTATGCCTTATGAATTCTTCGGTGAGCCTATTACTTGGTCAAGAGGCCAAGCTTTAGGAATGTTTCCTTCATTTGGAACATTCACCCTGACTCATGGTTTACTGCTTTACGCATTAAACAATTTTGAGCACAAGGATATGTTTTATGTTTTAGGGGATGATGTCATTATCTTAGATGATGACTTAGCTAGGAAATATCAGCTATTTTTAGATGAGTGTTCCATAGCTTACTCTCCTCAAAAAACAATAGTATCTAATCATTTCGCCGAATTTGCAGGTATGATGTTTCATCAAACCTACAAGACTAGGATTCCTAAATGGAAACCAGTTAATAAGCAGAATGTGTTAGACCAAATAAGGACATGGGGAACAGATATTATAACTTTGGTACCTAAATCGAAGCAACCGCTTCTATATAGGATCGCTCAGTTACCTTATCCCTATGGTTGTGATATTAACCCTAAAGGTCTATCTCTCGATGAGAGATTCTCAGGATTAGAGGAAATCTTTACTCCTGTTGAAAAAGATTTTGGGTTCTCTACCAATTATAGATCTTTAATAACTCGAAGATTCTTCGAGAAAAGAGATCTCTGGTTTGCTTATGACCCTGAAAAGGCATATAGCAATGCATTGAACCTCGACCAGAGGATTCAATCATATGTTGATGAGAGTAATATTCCTATACCAGCAGAAATTGCTGGTAAGAATTTATACTCAGTAAATCCTGAATTAGATTTACCTATCAGCATCCAGGTTGGTAATAACAGAAATCCTCGTACCGAATGGTCTTCCACTATAACTAGGTATATCAACTTAGTATAGGGAGATTCAGTCAGATATTTTCTG